GAGAGCGGCGAGCGGACCGTAGAGCTGAAGGGAACGGCAAAGAGTGCGTGACAGGCCGCGGAGCCTGAAAAGAGAAAGGAGAATTTACCATGATGAACGAAGCCAGTAACGCCTGCGTTCCGCAGGAAGCGCCTGCCATCCTCTCCGTTACGGAGGAAAATGCAAAAATAATTGAGATTGCCAGCATTCGCGTTGAGGACATTCTGCGCAAGCTGCGCGGAGAGAAGCCCATCCGTCCGAACGAGGGATGTGCCCCGGAGCCGCCCACCTTCGGCGCGCTGCGGCAGCTGACCGAAAGACAACAGAGACAGCTCAACCGTCTGATGAACAGCATCGAAGAGCTGGACAGCCTGATTTGAAAAGGAGTAGAGACATGAAAAAGTACATCGGCACCAAGATCATCGAAGCGGAGCCTGCCTACCGCGTGGTGGACGCGGAGGGGAACGTCCGCGTCGTCACAGAAGCGGCGGAGGCGAAGCGCTGCGGCACCGTGGATCTCGGCTACAAGGTCCGCTATCCGGACGGCTACGAGAGCTTCAGCCCGAAGGGCGCGTTCGACGACGCCTACCATCCCATCAACGGCATGAATTTCGGCCTTGCCATTGAAGCCCTGCGCAAGGGCTTCCGCGTGCACCGAAGGGGCTGGAACGGCAAGGGCATTTTCATCGAGCTTCAGACGCCGGACGCCTACAGCAAAATGACAACCCCCTACATCTACATCGACACGACCGGCTTGCAGACGCAGAACACCGAGGCGCCGAAGAGCCGCGTGCCGTGGCTGGCGAGCCAGACCGATATGATGGCCGAGGATTGGGAGATCTTCGCCTAAACGAAAACGGCGAGAGAGGAAGTGAGCAAATGTTCCGATACAAGAAAAGCGTGCCGGTGAGCTACGAGCGGCAGGGGTACATCTACTTCGCCTCGCGCCTCTACCGCGAGCTGACGGAGGAGCAGCAGCACAAGCTGCTGAACCTGTGCCTGCAATGCGGCGGCGAGCACTACCAGGCGCTCTTCGAGTTCGTGACGACGGACGCCGGCGCGACGGCCGTGTGCATGAAGCACTTCCTCTCTCGCTCTACGCTGGAGCGAGCCGTGCGGCGGTATTACGAAAGTTTTCCACAGAACCTTTGACCTGCCGGCCCTTTTCATTACCGGCGCATGAGCCGGTGGCCGGCTGTTTTCTCCTCCATAATATATGATGTGCCTCCCCTGCAAAGCATCACGCCGCCGAAGGGAACGCGCCGGACGCCAGGCCGGCCGCAAGCGGTGCTCCAGTGCAATTCTGGTGAGCAGGGATACAGAGCCATCCGGTTCTGTATGGAGGAGCTGTGCGGCAGCTCCTCCATAGAAAACCGGATACACATATATCAATAACGCGCGCGTGCGCGTTATCGGAGTTCTTAGAGCGTTAGGTTTACGACCATTCTCCCCATTCGGAGAAAATGGAGGGCGGTTTTTTCATGGCAAACGGGTATTGGGTGATCCGAACGTACACGGCGGGCGCCGTGGGCGAGAAAATCAAATACTGGGTGCCTGGAGAGAAGCCGACGAAATCGGAGCGGAAGATCAAAAGCGACATCAAGCAGGTGCAGCGCAACGAGGCGAACGCGGAGAAGGCGCTGGCGCGATTGATCCATGCCAACTTCACGCCGCGGGACTACCTGCTGCAATTCAGCTACACCGAGGAGGCGCTGGAAAAGCTCTGCGCGGGCGAACGGACGGAGGAGGAACTGTTTGAGGCGGCGGATCATCAGCTCAAGCTGTGGGCGAAGCGGACGCGCAGAGCGTGCAAGGCGCTCGGCATCCCCTTCCGGTACATACCCTTCACCTCGGACCTCGACGGCAAGACGGGCGAGGTGGTGCGCGTACATCATCACATCATCGTCAACGCGGAGGCGGCGGAGATCGCGCTGGAAAAGTGGAGCGCGGGCAGCACGCACCGCGAGCATCTGTACGATCAGGTGGACCAGACGCCTCTGGCCCACTATCTGCTCGCGCAGGTGCGCCACCGTCCGAACGAGAAGAAATACTCGCCGAGCCGCAACCTGATCGTTCCGCAGCCGAAGGATCGCATCGCCGTTTCGGGCGCCGAGCTGCAGGTGCCGCGCGGCGGGCAGCTGCTCCTGCGCGCCGGCTGGATGCCCGGGATGCCGCAGTACATCCGCTACATCGTGCCGGAGGTCGGCAAGATCCGCCGCGGCGAAGCGCCGCCGGAGAAAACGAGAGAATAAGACGCACGGAACGCTCGCGCCACGACGGCGGGAGCGCCCTCTGCATACCGGAAAGCAGGCTTGGAGCCTGCTTTTTTTGTTTGTCAAGAGGGAAAATGAAAAAATCTGCCGATTTTGGAAAAGTTGACGGTTCGTGACGCGGCTTTTTTGGTACGGTAACGGAAAGAAGAGGCAAAAAGCGGCCGGAAAGGAGGGCTGCGGCATGAGCAGACCGAGAAAATACACGCCGAAAACGCTGAAAAAGGCCGTGAACGGCTACTTCGACAGTATTTCCCGCCTCGTCCCGCTCACGGAGAAAAGGGATACAGGGCGCAAGGACAGAGACGGCCATGTGATCTACGAGGAAGTCCCCGTCCTCAACCGCCTCGGCGTGCAGGCGACGGTACTCGAATACCTCGTGCCGCCGACGGTCGGCGGGCTGTGCGAGCACCTCGGCATCCACCGCTCGACCTGGGCGGACTACTGCGACGCGCAGCTGCATCCGGAGTTTTCCGACACGACAACGCACGCGCGGGGGCGTATGCGCGCGTGGCTGGAGGAACAGCTGCTCACGCGCAAGGATGTGAAAGGCATCGTATTCGACCTGCAAAACAACTACGGCTACCACGACAAGAAGGAGATCGAGCTGGGCGGCAGAGCGGCGAAAGCCGTGACGGCGGCCTCCATGCCGCTCGAAGAGCGACAGAGCGTGCTGGAGGAGCTGATGCGTGAGTTCAGCGAAAACGATGGCGACGCTTGAGCAAAAGCTGGATGTGGCGCTGTGGTGGAAGCGAATGCGCGAGACGAACAACGCGCACTTCCTCCCTCTCCTGTTCGACAAGCACCGCTTTCTGGTGCTCAAGGGCGGCGGCGGCTCCGGCAAGTCCATCTTCGCCGGCCGCAAGATCTTAGAGCGCGTCACGAATGAGCCAGGGCACCGCTATCTGGTGGTGCGAAAGGTCGCAAAGACGCTGCGCGAGAGCTGCTTCGAGCAGCTCAAGAAGCAGGCCTACGAATACTACGCCGACCAGATCGCCTTTATCCCCAAGGGCAAAGGCAGCGACATGTATATCCGCTTCAAAAACGGCAGCGAGATCCTGTTCGCAGGTCTCGACGACGTAGAGAAGCTCAAATCCATCTTCGATATCACGGGCATCTGGATCGAGGAGGCGAGCGAGCTGGAGGAGGGAGACTTCAACCAGCTCGACATCCGACTCCGCACGGAGTTCCCCTTCTACCTCCAGATGATCCTGACCTTCAACCCAATCTCGATCACGCATTGGCTGAAAAAGCGATTCTTCGACACGAAGGACCCGCGCGCGACGGTCCACGAGAGCACCTACAAGGACAACCGCTTCCTCACGCCGGAGGCGCGCATCACGCTCGAAGCCTTCCGCGAGACGGACGAGTATTACTACATGGTCTACTGCCTCGGCCAATGGGGCGTGACCGGCAAGACGGTATTCAACGGCAAGGCGGTTGCCGAGCGGCTCGCCTACGTCGAAAAGCAGGGCTGGCGCAAGCGCGGCTATTTCGCCTACACGCTCTCCCCCGATGATATCCACATCAGCGAGTGGCATTGGGAGGACGACGAGAACGGCCCTGTGATCCTCTACGCCGAGCCGACCGAGGGCAGGCCCTACGTCGTCGGCGGCGACACGGCGGGCGACGGCAGCGATTATTTCGTCGGGCAGGTGCTCGACAACATCACGGGCCGACAGGTGTGCGTGCTGCGCCACCGCTACGACGAGGACACCTACGCGCGGCAGATGTACTGCCTCGGCCGCTATTACAACGACGCCCTGCTCGGCATCGAGACCAACTTCTCCACCTACCCCGTCAAGCTGCTCGCCCTGATGGGCTACCCGAAGCTCTACGTCCGCGAGGTGGAGGACGACTACACCGGACGGATCAAGCAGGCCTACGGCTTCCAGACGAACCGGACCACGCGGCCGGTGATCCTCTCGGAGCTGATCCGCATTTTGCGCGAAAGCATGGCGAGCATCAACGACCGCGACACGCTTTTAGAGATGCTCACCTTCGTGCGGCGGGAGAAAGACCTGCAAGGCGAAGCCGAGAGCGGCGCGCACGACGACTGCGTGCTGGCCCTCGCCATCGCGCACTACATCCGACCGCAGCAGACTATGGAGGTCACGCGGCCAAGGGGCGAGCGCGTGAGATGGTCGCAGGACCTGTGGGACGACTACAACAAGGCTACGCCGGCGGAGCGCGAAGCAATGATCCGCCTATGGGGCAGGCCGGAATAGGAGTGAAACATGGAAAAGAAAATCAGCGAAAAGCTCGCGCTCTGGCAACAGAGATTGCAGCAGAGTGACAACGAGTGGAAAAGTGAAGTAGCCGACATGGACCAGCGCGAGAAGCGCTACAACGGCGGCCGGACGCTCTCTCCGCTTGTCGAGGGCGACACGAAGCGCAACGGACAGCCGAAGAAAACGAGCCATGTGCGCAATATTATCTTCGAGAACATCGAAAGCCAGGTCTCCTCGACCATCCCGCAGCCGAAGGTGACGCCGCGGCGGAAGAAGGACGAGCGGCTCGCCAACATCATCGAGCACTTCCTGCGCAATGAGCTGGACCGCCTGCCCTTTGAGACGATCAACGACATGGCCGAGCGCACGGTGCCGATCCAGGGCGGTACGGGCTTTCTCGTGGAGTGGGACAACACGAAGCGCACGCACTCCACCGTGGGCGAGATCGCGGTGACGCTGCTGCATCCGAAGCAGTTCGGCCCGCAGCCTGGTGTTTATACGGGCATCCGCGACATGGACTGGTTCATCACGAAGATGCCGACGACGAAGGAGGCCGTCCGGCGGAAGTACGGCGTGGACCTCACGGACGAGGGCGAGAGCGAGCCGGACATCCGCTCGGCGGACGGCGAGAGCCAGACCGACGACAGCCTGACGCTCTACATCGGCTTTGAGATCAATGAGCGCGGCGGCATCAACCGCTTCGAGTGGGTGAACGACATTGAGCTTTTGGACCTGACAGACTATCAGGCGCGGCGTCAGCCGGTGTGCAGGAAGTGCGGCAGAGTCCGACCGCTGCGCGGGCAGGTGCTCGGCGCGGAGACGCAGGAGGGGAACCTTCTGCCCGACCCGACGCGCGGCTTTGCCGGCGGGCTGATCCCGCAGGAGCTGACCGAGCAGGAGATCGCCGGCGGGCTGATGGCCGAGGAGATGGCCGGCGGCGTGCCGCTGGACGCGATCCCCATGAACGCGCAGGAGCCGAAGCCGGAGCGCTACGACGGCGGACCGTGCCCGTGGTGCGGCGCGGACGACTGGACGACGAAGGAGCAGGAATACGAGCAGATCCTTCTGCCGGTCGAAACGGCGCTCGGCAATCACATCGACGGCGCGGCGCCCGGGCTGGACGAGAACGGGAACCCGGTGATGAAGCCGACGATGGTGCCGTTCTACAAGCCGGATCTTTACCCCATCGTTTTGCAGAAGAGCGTGAGCGTATACGGCAAGCTCCTCGGCAACAGCGATGTTGACGTGATCGCGGACCAGCAGAACACCATCAACCGCATCGAGCAGAAGATCATCGACCGACTCGTGAAGGCCGGCACGAGGATCACACTACCGGACAACGCCAAACTGCGCACCGATCCCGAGGACGGCGAGCGCTGGTACATCGGCTCGCCTGCGGACAAGGCGCTCATTGGCGTCTACGACTTCAAGGGCGACCTTCAGTACGAGCTGCTCTACCTCGCCAACGTCTACGAGGAGGCACGGCAGATCCTCGGCATCACGGACAGCTTCCAGGGCCGGCAGGACTCCACCGCGACGAGCGGCAAGGCCAAGGAGTTCTCGGCCGCACAGGCGGCGGGACGCCTTGAGAGCAAGCGCGTGATGAAGGACGCGGCCTACGCGGAGCTGTTCGAGATGATGTTCAAGTATGCCCTCGCCTACTCGGACGAGCCGCGCAGCGTGACCTACAAGGACAGCCGCGGCGAGACGGTGTACGAGGAGTTCAACCGTTACGACTTTCTGGAGCAGGACGCCGACGGCGGCTGGCATTGGAACGACCAGTTCCTCTTCAGCTGCGACACCTCTGCACCGCTGGCCTCGAACCGCGAGGCGATGTGGCAGGAAACGCGGCAGAACCTTCAGACCGGAGCCTTCGGCGATCCGGGGCAGACCGAGACGCTCATTTTGTTCTGGTCGAAGATGGAGGAGCTGCACTACCCGGGGGCCGCGAGCACGAAGAAATACCTCGAAGAGAAGCTCTCACGCGAGCAGCAGATGCAGGCCCAGCAAATGCAGATGCAGCTGCAAATGCAGCAGATGCAGGCTGTGCAACAGGCCGAACAGCAGGCGCGGCAGGACGCGCTGAATAAGGTCAATACGCGGACGCGCGTTTGATAGATCGCGCGGTGAATCTGCCGCGACGACAGAGGAAAGGAGGATGCGTCATGCAGGACAACGGCTACGCCGGCAAGATCAAGAACGGCGGTACACAGGTCGTCAAGGCTCCCAAGCAGACCACGGACGCCAAGAAGGGCACGGTCAAGACGGGCGGCGACCTCCGCAGCGGCAAGAAGTAAGAGCCGCACCACGCGGCCGAGGGGCCGCACAAATCGCATGGAATAGCGGGAAAATCCACCGTCCGAAAGGACGCAGGAGAAGTATATGAGCTTCACCGAACAGCAGCTTTGTGACGCTTTGGGCGTAGGCGCGAAAGAGCCGGAGGTCGCCGATCCGGCAAAGGCGGCACAGGGACCGACCGAAGAAGGCGCGAGAGAGCCGGAGACCGCCGAACCGGCAGAGGAAGGGACCGAGGCGCAGGAACCGACGGGAGCGAAAGCGGAACCGGAGGAGACTGCGCCGGCAGGACAGCAGACCGAGGAGCAGCGCCGCGAAATGGCGGCACAGCGCCGCCGTGAGGAGCAGAAGGCCGCCATCGACGCGGCCGTGCAAAAGGCACGCGAGGAGGAACAGCAGAGGTCCAAAGCGGAAATGGACGACTTTTTCTCCAAGGCCGGCCTGAAGAACACCATCACGGGCGAGCCGATCCGCAACATTGAGGAGTTCCGCAGCTGGAAGGAGTCGTATGACGCCGCCAAGCTGCAGGAGGACCTCAAGGCCGGACGGCTGACGCCGGAAAGCCTGGATGCTGCGATCCAGAAAAGCCCTGCCGTACAGAAGGCGGAGGAGATCCTTCGCCGTAGCGAAGAAGCCGAACGGGCAGCCGAGGAAGCGAAGGCCCAGGCTGAGATCAATGAGCAGATCAGCGAGATCGGAAAGCTCGATCCGAGCATCAAGACCGTGCGCGACCTGCTCACGATGCCGAAAGCCAAGGAGTTTTACGAATATGTGAAACGCGGCAACAACTACCTCGACGCCTATTACCTTGCAACCAGAGGCGAGCGCGAAGCCAAGATGGCAGAAGCCGGACGCCAGCAGGCCCTCGCAAACGCGAGGAGCAAGGACCATCTCACCGCCTCCGGCACAGGGCGCTCCGACGCACAGCCGAGCGTTTCGGCGGAGGACATGGCGATGTTCCGTCTGTTCAATCCGGACTGCACCGAGGCACAGGTGCAAGCCTACATGAAAAAGAAAACAGGAGGTTAAAAGACCATGAAAGGTTTCTTTCCCGATCAGTCCGACCACGGGGCAGTTACTCCGTTCGAGTATCTCCCCTGCGGCGCGATCACGCCGAAGGCGGGCCTTGCGCTCGTCCTGACGAACGGCCTGCTCGCGCTTGCGACCGGTGCCACCGCGCCGACCTACATCTGCATGAAGGATGCAGACGCGGCGGTCACGGCGGGCACCATCATCCCCGTTGTCCGCGTGGACAAGGACCGCATTTATGAAACGACCAACAGCGCCGCATTTTCCAGCGCGAAGATCGGCCAGAAGGTCACGCTGCACACCGACGGTTTGCAGGTGACCGCGACCACGACCAACGGCGTCGCCGAGATCGTGGACTTCGACGACAAGGCCAAGAGCGGCGCGGGCGGCACCGTCCACGTCCGCTTCTAAGCCAAGAAAGGAGAGCAGACTATGAAGATCGTATTTTCCGAAGGCTCGGGCCTGAACGACTCCGTATACGGCAAGTGTCAGGCTCCGATCCGTATGTTCCTTGAACAGCGCGGCGAGCAGTTCGAGCAGCAGAGCGTCCTGAAGGACCTGTTCCTGATGGGCACCTCCGACAACTACGGCGATATGCTCACCACCATGACCGCCATGAGCGGCTTCGAGCCGGTCGGCGAGAACGGCGCGTATCCCGCGGATGGTATGCAGGAGGGCTACCGCAAGCTGCTGGTCTATGACACCTGGAAGGACTCCTTCGCCATCTCCGCGGAGATGATCGAGGACTCCAAGCTCATGGACCTCAAGAAGCAGCCCGCCGCCTTCCTCACCGGCTACAACCGCACGCGCGAGATGTTCGGCGCGGCCCTGCTGGGCAACGCCATCCGCGGCAACGCCGCGGCGCAGTACCACGGCAAGAGCTTCGACATCAACGCGGCGGACGGCGTGACGCTGTTCCACACGGCGCATCCCCCGAAGGTCGCCGGCGACAACCAGTGCAACAGCTTCAAGGACGAGTTCAGCGTGGACGCGCTCGGCAAGCTGGAGACCGCGATGCACCTGTTCCGCGGCGACAACGACGAGATCCTCGACGTGGCGCCCGACACCATCGTGATCCCCGAGAACGCGGACCTGAAGAAGGCGGTATTCGCGGCCATCGGCGCGGACAAGGATCCCGTGACGGCCAACAACGCCTTCAACTACCAGTACGGCCGCTGGACCGTGATCGTCTGGAGCTACCTCAACCAGTTCATCACGGCCGGCACGAAGCCCTGGCTGCTGCTCGACAGCAAGTACAACAAGACCTACGGCGGCGCGGTGTGGAACGACCGCATCCAGCTCGCGGTGCGCTCGACCATCGACGAGAACACCGACGCGAACGTGTGGCGCGGCCGCTCCCGCTTCAATGCCACCTTCAACGACTGGCGCGCGTTTGCCGCGGGCGGCATCGCAAGCGGCAACGATCTTCCTTAACGGAGGTGCCGCATGGAAAACGCGACGAGACTGCAAAACCTTGAGGTCCTGGGCGACCTTGAGGTCCACGGCGCGACGAAGAACGGCGGCATGAAGGAGGCCGATTTCAAGGTCACGGCGGCGGATGCCGCTGCCGCGGCCGGAGCGGCTCCGACCAAGGCCGAGTTCGATGCCGTCGTGACGCTTGTGAACGAGCTGAAGGCCAAGCACAACAAGCTGGTGAAGCAGCTCGCCACCGGCAAGGCAACCTGATACGACCGAAGAGGGCGGGGCGAGGCGCCCTGCCCTCTCTCTTTTGGAGGCAACCATGAAGCACAAGATCTGCATTTATGCCATCGCCAGGAACGAAGAGCAGTTCGTGGACCGATTCTGCGACGCGGCGGCGGCGGCCGACTACATCGCGGTGCTGGACACCGGATCGACCGACCGAACCGTGGAAAAGCTCTCCGACCGCGGCGTGATCGTCCGTCAGACGACCATCGAGCCGTGGCGCTTCGACGTGGCGCGCAACCTGTCCCTGCTTCTGATCCCGCGCGACACGGACCTCTGCGTGTGCGTGGACCTCGACGAGGTGCTGCTGCCCGGGTGGCGCGCAGCATTGGAAAAAGCGTGGACCGTGGACGCCGAGACGGGAACCTATCGCTGCATCTGCTCGCGCAATGCGGACGGAAGCGAAGGCACGGTCTTTCTGCGCGAGAAGATCCACCGGCCGAAGTGCGCAACGTGGAGGTATCCCGTGCATGAGGTCCTTGTTCCCTCCGACGGCAGGCCCTTCTTCCGCTGCGTGAACGTGGAGGGCATGGCGGCGGAGCACCTGCCCGACGAGCGCAAGAGCCGCGCACAGTATCTCCCGCTGCTGGAGCTGGCGGCACGGGAAACGCCGCAGGATGCGCGCTGTGCGCATTATCTCGGCAGGGAGTATCTTTACCGCGGGATGTTCCGGAAAGCCGCAGAGGAGCTGAAAAGGCACCTCACGCTGCCTTCCGCGGTGTGGGACGAGGAAAGAGCCGCGTCCATGCGCTATCTCTCAGCGTGTATGCACGCGCTGGGCGACGAGCGGAGCGCGATGTGCTGGGCGATGCGCGCCATCGCGGAAGTGCCCGAGCAGCGCGAAAACTGGTACGAGGCCGAGAAGGCCGCCTACCGCGCGGAAAACTGGGAGGGCGTCGTCTACTACGGACGGAAGGCGCTGCGCATCACGACCAAGAGCCGGAGCGCCATCAACGAGGCGGAGGCATGGGGCGCGGCCCCGTGGGACCTCCTCTCGATCGGACTGTGGCACACGGGCGACATCCGCGGCGCGGCGGAGGCGGCAAGCGCGGCTCTCTCGCTGTGCAGAAGCGAGCGGATCGAAGCGAATCTGCGGCTATTCCAAGAAAGGCTGGGAGAAACATGAAGATCAAAGAAGCGATCCGGCGGACGGACCTCGCCAAGCCGAACGCCTTTGAAGAGGAGCTGAAGTTTTTGTGGCTGACCGCGCTGGAGGGTCAGATCGCGGCGGATGTGTTCCTCATGGCGCCGGCGGAGACGGAGCAGTTCGACTACTCCTATCCGGCCGGACTGGACATGGAGCTGCTGGTGAAGCCGCCTTACGACGAGCTGTATGTGCTCTACCTCGAAGCGAAGATCGACGCGGAGAACGGCGAGTACAACAAGTACCAGAACTCCCTCCAGCTCTACAACAACGCATACGGGAACTTCCTGCGCTGGTTCGCGGGCACCTACGATCCGGTGCAGGGATACAAGAAGGAGGCATAAGCGATGTACGAGAACCCCCCGTATTACATCACAGCATACGGCCTCGCCGTCAAGCGAGGCTTTATCGGAACGGAGGAAGAGTGGCTCAAGAGCCTGCGCGGCCCCACCGGCCCGCAGGGCAGCGGCCTCATTTTCCTCGGCACCTATCCGACGGAGGAGGCGCTGCGCGCGGCGCATCCGACCGGCAACGAGGGCGACTGCTACAAGGTCGGCACCGAGACGGACTACCTCGCCTACTGGTGGAACGTGGAAAAGAACGATTGGGACAGCCTGCAGGTGATGGGTCCGACCGGCCCGCAGGGTCCCGAAGGCCCGCAGGGGCAGCTCGGTCCCGAAGGCCCAACGGGTCCGCAAGGCCCTGTCGGTCCGGAAGGCCCCACGGGTCCCACCGGAAAGGGCGAGACCGGCCCCACCGGCCCCACAGGCCCCACGGGTCCGACCGGACCGACAGGCAGCCAGGGTCCCGAAGGCCCGCGGGGGCAGACCGGCAGCCAGGGTCCCGTCGGTCCGGCGGGTCCCGAGGGCAAGCAGGGCGCGCAGGGCAGCCAGGGTCCCGAAGGCCCCGCGGGTCCCTCCGGCCCCACGGGTCCCACAGGCCCAACCGGCGCACAGGGGCCAACCGGTCCCACCGGCAAGGGTGAGACCGGGCCGAAAGGCCCCACCGGTCCTTCCGGTCCGACGGGTCCGACAGGTCCGACAGGTCCCACGGGACCGACCGGCAGCAAGGGCGACACCGGCGCCGGATTCACCGTGCTCGGCTATTACGCCACGAAGGCGGCGCTGGACAGCGCGAAGAAGGCCACGGCAGAGGCAGGCGATGCCTACGGTGTCGGCTCGGCGGAGCCTTACGACATCTACATCTTCGACGGCATCACGAGCCAGTTCATCAACAACGGCCCCTTGCAGGGCGCGAAAGGTCCCACGGGTCCCACCGGCCCAACCGGTCCCACCGGCCCGACAGGACCGGCCGGCGCGCAGGGCGCGGCAGGAGCACAGGGCGTTGCGGCAACGGTCGAGATCGGAACGGTCACGAGCGTCGGCCCGACCGGCTCGCCGAGCGTGACGAACGCCGGCACGCAGCAGCAGGCCGTTTTCAACTTCGTGCTTCAGCAAGGTCCCACCGGCCCCGCGGGGTCCAAGGGCGACACGGGCGCGAAGGGCGCGACCGGCCCCACGGGTCCGACCGGCCCGACCGGCGAGCAGGGCAGCATCGGCCCCACCGGTCCGGGCGGCGCGCAGGGCAACGTCGGTCCCACCGGCCCCACAGGCAAGGACGGTGCGCAGGGTGCGACCGGTCCGACGGGTCCTACCGGACCCACCGGCCCGACTGGTCCTGCCGGCACGCAGGGCGCGGACGGCGCAAAGGGCGCAGACGGCGCGAAGGGCGCGACGGGTCCCGCGGGTCCCACCGGACCAACCGGAGCCACGGGTCCGACCGGCGGCACGGCCTTCTACCCGCAGATCAAGGTGACGGCGCCGATCAACTCCATCGTGAAGGTCGTCTCCGGCTCGACGACGCTCCAGAAGACCGCGACGACGGGCGTGTGCTACTTCGACATCCCCTCCTACGGCACCTGGAACGTGACCGGCACGCTCAACGGCAAGACCGACACGCAGACGGTGACGGTGGACCAGGTGAAGCAGTACGCCGTGACGCTCAAGTATGCCAAGACCTACGGCGCGATCTGGGACGGCACCGCCACGACCGCGTGGAGCCGCACGGACGACGCGGCGGGCTTTGCGGATCCCGTCGCGGCGGTAAACAACGGCGACGGCTCCTCTCCCTTTGACAGCTGTATGCCGTGGAGCGGCATGGTGGTCGTGGACGACGCAACCTGCGGCAAGCTCGTCAAGATCCCGAAATACTGGTACAGGTGGACCAAGACGGGCAACCAGATGAAGCTCCAGATCTCCGACGCGGCACAGACGGGCTTCCTCGTCTCCCCTGCCCACGCGGACCGCGGAGACGGCAAGGGCGAGCGCGACTATGTGTATGTGGGCCGCTACCATTGCGCGAGCACCTACAAGAGCACCGGCGGCGTGAAGCCTGTCGGAAACATCACGCGTGCGGCGGCAAGAAGCTCGATCCACGCGCTCGGGAGCGATGTATGGCAGTACGACTTCGCGATGTACTGGACGATCATGATGCTCTACCTCGTGGAGTACGCCGACTGGAACAGTCAGGCGAAGATCGGCTACGGCTGCGGCAACAATTCGGGCACCGAGAACATGGGCGCGACGGACGCCATGACCTACCACACCGGCACGACGGCCGCAAGCCGCACGACCTATGCGGCGGGCATCCAGTACCGCCACATCGAGGGCCTGTGGTCCAACGTGCTCGACTGGTGCGACGGCATCTACTTCTCGGGCGCGAATGTCTACTGCATCAAGAACCCCGCCAGCTTCAGCGACACCTCCGGCGGCACGAACATCGGAACGAGACCGACTTCGGGCGGCTGGATCAGCGCGTGGAGCATCCCGAGCGTTTCCGGCTTCGAGTACGCATTGTACCCGTCGGCGGTCGCAGGAAGCGAGAACACCTACGTCTGCGACTACTGCGACTACAGCGCCTCGGGCGTTGTGCTGTATGTCGGCGGCAACTACAACCAGAACCAGAACCACGGCGCGTTCTACCTCAACGGCAACAACGCCGCCTCGAACGCGAACGCGAACATCGGGTGCCGTCACCTTGCCAATGGACAAAGGCAGTCCGCTCACTTCTCCGTAAGGCCGTTCCCACGGCTTTGCATAGATGGGCGGGATAGTCGCGCACCTCTTGGTGAAGAACGATGCCGAAGGGACGCGGTTTAGTACATCCGAAAGGACGCTGGAAAGACCGCGAGGCAACAAGGAGAAGGAGAACATATCCCGTGAAACGAGTCAACCATCTATTTGACTATTTAATCAGCGACGAGAACCTCGGCAATGCCATCGACGAGGTGAACGCCACACACCGCTGGCGGCCGCGGCACCGGCCGGACAAGACCGTGCAGCGGGTAGAAGCGGATCGCGCGGGCAGCATCGAGGCATTGCGCACGATCATCGTGAGCGGCTTTGAGCCGTCACCGGCGCGAAAGAAGCGGCGGTGGGACAAGAGCGCGGGCAAGTGGAGAGACATCTACGAGCCGAAGCTGTGGCCCGACCAGTACATCCATCACGCTCTGGTGCAGGCTTTACAGCGGCCGATGATGCGCGGCATGGACCCGTATTGCTGCGGGAGCATCCGCGGCAGAGGCATCCACTACGGCGTAAAGGCCATGAAGAAGTGGCACCGAGACGATCCGAAGGGCACGCGCTGGTGCGCGCAGCTGGACATCCGGCACTTCTACGACAGCCTGAAGCCGGAGGTCGTGATGGCACGGATGCGGCAGCTGGTGAAGGACCACCGCGTTCTGGACCTTGCCGAGCGCGTGATGCGCGACGGCGTGATGATCGGCGCGTATTTCAGCCAATGGTTCGCCAACACCACGCTCCAGCCGCTCGACCACGCGCTGCGCGAGCGAGGGTCGGAGGTGACGCACTACCTGCGCTACATGGACAACTTCACGCTGTATGCGCGGAGCAAACGGCAGCTGGACCGCGCGATCAAAATGATCGAGGACTGGCTGAAAGCGCACGAGCTGACGATCAAGGACGACTGGCAGAAGTTCCGCACGGCGGACCGGATGCCGACCGCGCTCGGATATCGCTTCGGGAGAGGCTACACCTACCTGCGCAAGCGCAACCTGTTCCGCATGACGCGGCAGCTGCACAGCCTGCGGCGGAAGCTCGCGCGCGGGACGCGGATCCCCGTATCGCTCGCGTTCGGGCTATTGTCCCGCCTGGGACAGCTCAAGCATTGCAGCAGCGTACACCTCTACCGAAGGCTCGTGCGCAAGGGGACACAGAAAATGATGAAGCAAGTCGTAAGAGAGTACATGAGAAAGGAGCGTCGAAGATGGAATATATCTTTGGCACAGACCGCCTGAACGGCGTGGAGGTGGAAAACCTCAAGACCGCGGGCGACGCACACAGCGATCTTGAAGGCTACGTCGAGGTGCGCAGGGTGTACGACGACAGCGTGATCTGCGACCGGTTCCGCATCGTCGAGAAATACCGGTCGATGGAGAACGAGGAGAAGAAATTCGACCTCTACCACATCACGGACCACTACCGCTACACCGAGATCACGCAGAAGATGCGTGAAGAAATGGCACAGACGCGAGAGGCCAGCGAGATCGCCTTCGTGGCGATGGCGGAGAAGGGAGACCTGGACGACGCCACAGCTGGCGAGCACATGGCGCTGTTTCCGGAGTGGGCCTATCCCACCGCCTACAAGACGGGGCAGTACCGCACATTTAAGGGAAAGCTGTACCGCTGCCTGCAGGACCATACCTCACAGGCGAGCTGGGAGCCGAGCTACACCACCTCTTTGTGGGTAAAGGCGAGCGATCCGAGCGAGGAGTGGCCAGCGTGGAGCCAGCCGCTCGGCGCGCACGATTCCTACGCGAAGGGTGCGAAGGTGACGCACAACGGCAAGAAGTGGACGAGCGACGTGGACGGCAACGTGTGGGAGCCTGGGGTGAGCCAATGGACGGAGGTGACGGCATGAGTGGCGAGCTGATCTCTGCCGCGGCCGTCGTGATCGTGGCCCTGATCGAGGCCGCGGCGGCCCGAGAGCGAAAGAGGGACAAGAAGGAGCGCGAGAAGCTCAGCGAACAGCAGAAGGGGCAGGAGAAGCTGCTGCTGTGCCTGATCGAGGGGACCTGGGCGGCGGTCGCATTGGCCGAGGCCACAGCAAGAGCGGTGCAGCGCATCCCCGACGCCCATTGCAACGGCGATATGCGCGCGGCGCTCGATTATGCCGCGGGCGTGAAGCACAAGCAGAAGGAATTTTTGGCGAAGCAGGGCGTCCACGCCATTCTGGACACATGAAGCGGCGGCGGAAGATTCCGCACCTGTTCGCAAAGCTGGTGGTGATCTGGTGCATTGCCTTTGCGAGCGGCGCGAGCTACTATGCGCTGCGCATCCTCTCTCGCACAGGGAATGACGCGGCGGGCCTTTTGGCGGTGATCCTCGGCTTTTTCGGCGGGGAACTACTCTTCCTATGCCTGCGCACGGTTTTGAAGGAACGAACGACACGAAAGGACGCAGCGGCGTCCGGAAAGGAAACAGACGATGGAAATTCTTTATAAAAGACTGGCAAACCTCCTGAGCGTCAAGAGTCTTGTGACGCTCGCCCTCACGGTGACATTCTGCGTGCTGACGGTGCAGAACGCGATCCCCGACAACTTCCTCAACATCTACACCATGATTATCACGTTCTATTTCGTCAAGCAGCTCAATGCGGAGGGCAAGGATGGAAATTAAGCAGCTGCACGCCAACGCAGGGAATTATGGCCCTGCACGGAACGCACGGGCCATCAAGTACATTGTCATTCACTACACGGGCAACGACGGCGATACCGCGGAGAACAACGCCAGGTATTACGCCTCGACCGTGGTGAAAAGCAGCGCGCACTACTTCGTGGACGCGAACAGCATCTACCAAAGCGTGCCTGACTTGTATACTGCCTGGGCGGTCGGCGGCAGAAAGTACCCATCCTGCCCGCAGACGGGCGGCGGGACGCTCTACAACATCTGCCGGAACACGAACAGCATCAGCATCGAGCTGTGCGACGCGAAGCGCGACGGGACGTATGCGCCCGCGCCGGAGACCGTCACGGCGGCTCTGAAGCTGACGCGCTCTCTGATGGCGAAGTACAACGTCCCACAAAAGAACGTGATCCGCCACTTCGACGTGACCGGCAAGCTCTGCCCTGCCTATTGGGCAGGAAGAGAGAACGCGGCGAAGTGGAAGGCGGAGTTCTGGAACCGGCTCAACGAGCCAAGTGAGGAAACGGAGGAAGAGGAAATGCGATACAACACCATGCAGGAGATCCGCGAGAAGGCCCCGTGGGCGGCCGATACCGTCCTGAAGCTGATCGCCAAGGGAGCCATCCGCGGCGGCGGGGCGAAGGACGCGAACGGCTTTCCTGCCGACATGGACCTCTCGGCGGATATGCTGCGCATGATGGTATTCAACGACCGCGCAGGAGCCTACGGCGCATAAACGAAAGGGCCGGCCATCGGCCGGTCCTTTTTCTCAGGAAAGGAGGAAAGCAAATGCCTTCCAACTGGCTCTACATCGACACGAATTTTCCGGCTTTCACGGGCGAAGAGTCGATGGAGGAAAAGGTCACAAGCATCCAGGACTATATGTACCTGCTGGTCGAGCAGCTGCGCTATACACTGCACAACCTCGATCTCGGGAACATGAACAAAACGGCGAAGGAGCGGTGGGAAAGCGCAATCACCGAGCCGATCTACGCGAAGATCGAGGACGATGAGGAGCGCATCCTTCAGCTCGCCATCGACGCCGGCGCTCTGGCGCTGCGCATCAGCGACAGCGAGGGCAACATAACACAGCTGCAAGCCACAGCAGAGGGCCTTCAGACGAGGGTATCGGACAACGAGGGGAACATCAGTACGCTCCAGCAGACCGCGCAGGGATTGGCGACCGCGATAGCGGACCAGAGCGGGAGCATCTCGACGCTCCAGCAGACGGCCTCCTCCCTCTCGACGCGCATCTCGAACACGGACGGGCGGGTGACGACGCTCCAGCAGACCGTGAACGGCTTTTCGCTGCGGGCGAGCAACGACGGCGAGGACTCGACGATCTCGCTCATGAGCAACGGCGTCGTCGTGTCCAGCGCGAACATCTGGTTCTCGGGCCTTGTGGCCTTCACCGACTTGGAGAGGTCGAACCGCTACACGATCATCAACGCGGACAACATCACGACCGGCACGATCCGCGCGAACCTTGTGGATGTGTCCAACTGCTTCACGCTCACCTCCGGCGGCAGGAGCTACGGCTATATGGGGTGCGGCTACGGCAGCGACGGCGTGAGCATGACCTACGGCGCGATCCTGTCGGGCAGCAACGAGGACTATTACTTCATCGCCACGAACGCCGGCGCGCGTATGACCGGCGACGGCGCGAGCATCTGGTGCTCCGGCGGCTGCTATGCGACGGAGGAGCTGACCGTGCGCTCGGACCGGCGGGCGAAGAAGGACATCGACTACGACATGAGCCGGTACGAGGATTTCTTCCGCGCGCTGAAGCCGTGCTCGTTCCGCATGAGGGACGGCAGGAGCGGGCGGCTGCACACCGGCTACATCGCGCAGGAGGTCGAGGAGGCGCTGGGCGAAGCAGGCCTCACCAACGGGGACTTTGCGGGCCTTGTAATCAATCCGGAGACGGACGCCTTCGAGTACGGCCTGCGCTACGCCGACTTCTCGGCGCTGCACACCTACATGATCCAACGGCTTGAAGAGCGCGTGCGCGCTCTGGAAAGGAGCAGAACATGAAACTCATTGAAGCAGTCAACGCCAACCTTGCCGCGCAGGAAATGAGCCAGCAGCGGCTCCCCTACGACCTCGCGCTGGCCGTGGTGAAGGTCAAGCGGGCCACGGCGGACGAGACGGACTTCTTTCTGCGCGAGGAGCGCGCTCTGGTGGAGGAATACGCGGATACGGACGAGAACGGCAACATCCGCATGACCGGCAGCGGGCGCTTTGCAATCAGGGGAAGCGCGCAGGAATACGAAAAAAAGCGCAAGGCGCTTGCGGACACGGAGACGAAGATCGACTTCGCGCCTATCGAGGTAACGGCGCCGGCGGAGATCAAGCCCACGCTGATCGAGGCGCTGGACGGCTTCCTCGTCTTTCGGGAGGAGGGAGCGAAATGAAGCTGCCGAGCATCGTCTATCAGGACGGCATCCGAAAGGGCACGCAGGTCAAGTTCGGCGGGCTGAATCACAACCTCGGCGCCGGTGACGGCGAGCTGTGGGACATGAGGAACCTGACGAGCGACTACTATCCCCTGCTTGCCAGCCGAGGCAGGCGGCGGCTGTTCCGGACGCTCACGAAGGGCAACGGTCTTTTCTCGTGGGACGCGCTTGCCTGGGCGGACGGGACGAAGTTCTTCTACGGCGGCATCGAGCGCGGGAGCGTGGAGGACAACGAAAAGACCTTCTGCGCCCTCGGGGCCTATCTCATTATCCTGCCGGACAAGAAATACTACAACACGCTCACGGGCGAGTTCGGCTCGCTGGAGAGCGAGTGGGCGGGGACAAGCCTGACCTTCACAAACGGAAAACTCTTTGAGGAGGAGGCGAAAGCGAACACGATCCAATGCGCGGGCGTGGACTGGTCGGCCTATTTCAAGGCCGGCGACGCCGTGACGATCTCCGGCTGTACGAAGCACACGGAAAACAACAAGACGCCGGTGATCCGCGAGATCGACGGCGACAAGATGTATTTCTACGAATATGCCTTCACGCTCGACGGGGACAAGGGCGAGACGCCCTACACCGAGAGCGGAAACATGACGGTTCGGCGCACAGTTCCTATGCTACGCTATATTTGCGAAAACGAAAATCGGCTGTGGGGCTGCGACGATACCACCATTTACGCCTCAAAGCTGGGCGATCCGTTCAACTGGAACGTGTATGAGGGGCTGGATACGGACAGCTACGCGGTGGACACCGGCAGCGCGGGCAAGTTTACCGGCTGCGTCTCCTTCCTCGGCTACCCGATCTTCTTCAAGGAGGACCACATCTACAAGGTCTACGGCTCGCTCCCGAGCAATTTTGAGATCATGGGGAGCGCTACGCTGGGCGTAGCGGACGGAAGCGGCAGGAGCCTTGCCATTGCGGGTGAGACGCTCTTCTACCTTTCGCGCGCGGGCATCATGGTCTACTCCGGCGGCATCCCGCAGCCAATCGGATCGGCCTTCGGCATGGACCGCTTCAAAAACGCCGTCGGCGGCAGCGACGGGCTGAAATACTACGTCAGCATGACGGGACCGGACGGTGAGCTGCTGTACGTCTACGACACGCAGAAGGGCCTGTGGCACACCGAGGACGCGACCAAGGCACGATACTTTGCCCGTTTCGGCGGGAACCTCTTCCTGCTCAACGACCAGGGCGAGGTGTGGATCGCGGGCAACGTGCAGAACGCGCCGGAATCCACCGAGGAGGAAACCGTCGCATGGAGCGCCGAGTTCGGGGACTTCACAGAAAACGATCCGAACAAGAAGGGCGTGAGCAAGCTCCAGCTGCGCATGGAGCTGGAGGAAGGTGCCGAGGTGCAGGCGTACCTCAAGTTCGACGGCGGCGAATGGCTGAAGGTGGACGAAAAACTATGCGAGGCGAAAAAGCGCAGCTACTACCTGCCCATCGTGCCGCGAAGGGGCGACCACTACCGGCTGAAGCTGGAGGGCAAGGGCACCTTCCGGCTCTACTCCCTGACGCGGGAGTATTACAGCGGATCGGAATTAAAATCCACACAAGGGAGGAATTAAGCGATGGCATACACCTACGACGACTTCGTGAAAGCGGCGAATCAGTCGGGCCTGATGGGGCAGTTCTCGCAGGACGACCTCAATCTGGCGCAGAAGTATCCGGAGTTCGGGTTGAGCGTGCTGAGCCTGAAGAAGGACTACAACAACGCAACGACCGCGGAGCAGCGGCTTCTCGCCAATCAGGCGGCAAACGAGCTGCGCAAGAGCTACGGCAATTATTCCGGCGGAGCGGACGGCGGCAGCTTCCGTCTGGAGAGCAAGCTGAACCGGCGGGCGGACGACCTGCTCGATCAGATCGGCAGCTTCGGCTCGTTCTCTTACGACGAGGCGCCGACCTACGAGAACGCCTTCGCGCAGCAGCAGAAGGATCTGCTGGACCGCATCCTGAACCGCGAGGACTTCTCGTGGAGCAAGGAGACAGATCCGCAATGGAGCAGCTACAAGAAGAGCTATCTGCGGGAGGGCGACCGCGCCACGGCGAATGCGCTGGCAAAGGCGAGCGCCGCGAGCGGCGGCAGGCCAAGCTCCTATGCCGTGAACGCGGCCACGCAGGCCGGAGACTATTATGCAACGAAGCTGAACGACGTGATCCCGACGCTCTACCAGCAGGCCTACGAGCGTTACCTGGACGAGTACAACATGAAGCTGAAGGACCTGAACGCGGTCAATCAGCAGGAGCAGCTGGACTATGCAAAATACCTCGACCGCCTGGGCCAGTTCAACACCGACCGCGGCTTCGCCTATCAGAATTACGCGGACGATTACGACCGGCTGCGCAGCCAGCTCGCCGACGTGCAGGGGCAGGACCAGATCGACTATGCGCGCTATCTTGACGAGGCATCCAGACAGCAGACCGCGCAGGACTCCATCCGCTCACAGGTGGACGCCATTCTGGCGGCAGGAGGCTCGCCCTCTGCGAACCTTGTGAGCGAGAGCGGATACAGCAGCGAGTACGTCAAGGCTCTGGAGGACGCCTACCGCAAGCAGGAGGCCGAGAAGGCCGCAAAGAAGAGCGGAAGCGGCGGCGGGGGCACCATGAGTCTGACGACCGCAAAGGCAATGGCAAAAGAGGGCCAGTTCACCGACGCTGTGCTCAATACGCTGCGCAAGGCGGGCTTCACGGACGACTACATCGCGCAGGTGTACGGCTACACCGGCTTCGGGACCGGCCGCGACAAGCTGGGCTACGACGAGGACGAGGGCATCTTCACCTGGAACGGCAGGCGCTACAACTCGCCGGAGGCGCTGGCGGAGGATCTCGACAGAGCGAACCTCACGGATGCAGAAAAGGCTACCATCTCAAGGAGACTCAAAGCGAGCGGCTTCAACATCACGTTCTAACGAGGTGACAATATGGCTATCAAGATCACAAAAAACGGGACCGCAGGCGCACAGGATCGTGCGCCTGCGGCGAAAACCTATCAAGAGGGATCGTCTCAGGGGAAAGCATCCGGCAGAATCAAGATCACGAAGATCGAGCGGCCGCAGACTGCCGCGAAGCAGAAGTGGACCGTCGGGAACATCGGGCAGTACGGAGCGGGGAATATTGACCTCTACGACCGCCCGCAGTACCGCAATGCGAACGGGAGCATTTCAACGGTTGACAGCACGAGCTACAACATCGACGGGCAGGAGGTGCTGCTGCCGACCGTGTGGAACCGGAACGGTACGCCATACCACAGCAGCAACGACGAGGAGATCCTGCAACGCTATCGGGACACGGGAGAATATCTCGGCAAATTCTCCACGGTGGAGGAGGCGAACGATTACGCCGAAAAGCTCCACCTGGAGCAACAGGAGCGATATCCCTCTTCCTCCCTGCCGGCGGAGCGCGGAAGCAAGCACAAGAGCGGCAAGGAGATCTCACAGAGCATCGTGCGCAACGAGGATGCGGCAAAGCGTATCGGTGCGACGGTGCGCGCGACGGCGCAGAACCTCGGTGCAAACGCCTCCGGCTTCCTCGCGGCGCTCGTGGCGGCCGCGGAGGAAATGGACAAGGAATACCGTGACGCGAAGGAGAAGGCAGGCGTCACCACGCACGCCGACGAAATGAACCCATACCCCAAGACAAACGAGGAGATCACGCGCGGCAACCGCGCGGGCATCGACCTGCTCGAAGGGATCGCCGACACGCAGCGCGCCAAGGCGGCAGAGAACATCCGGACGGCAAAAGAAGGGCTGGGGACGGCCGGAAGGGTCGGCATCGACGCCTTCCAGATCGGCATGAACCTCGCGGGCATCGTGGGCGCAAACGCTATTCTGCCCGGGCTGGGGACGGCGGCGCTCGGCGTATCCTCCGGCGGCTCGATGGCGAACGACTACCGGCAGGCGCAGGGGGAAAACTATAATCCCCTTGCAGGAGCAGGGCTGGCAATCGGCGGCGCGGCAAGCGTTGGCGTCGGCGGCGCGGCGGCCAAGGGTGCGATCCGCTACGGCGGAGCCTTGCTGAACAAGCTCGGTCTCGGCAACAGCGCCATCGCGCAGAATGTGCTGGGCGCTTTGAGCGACATCGCCTTCGCCGGCGGCATGAGCGCTACGAACGAATATGCAAAAGCTGCCGCTTATGGCGACAGCTATGAGGACGTTGCTATTTCGGGAGAGGAGCTTGCAAAAGATATGCTCTTCCAGGCGGCGGTCGGCTTCTTCTGCCGGACGCTCGCCTCCTCACTCGGCGGAAAAGCCGAGGGCGCGACGGCGCAGAAGGCACAGCGCGAATACTTCAAAGACATTGACAACCTCGACGACCTGACGAAAGCCTTCAAGCAGTACGGCAGGCAGTACCATCCGGACCGCTTTGCCACAGCGGACGCCGCGACGCAGCGGGAGATGAACGACCTGTTTGCCAAAATCAGCGCGGAGTATAACGCCGTCAAGGCGGAGCTGGCCGTGGAGACGGCCGGCAGAGCCGCAAAGGCATACAGCGAGCAGCGGACCGCAAAGACGCAGGAAGCCGCGCAGAAGGCGCAGGCGACCGTCAAGGACGAGATCGCCGTCATGCGGAGCCTCGTGGAAAGCGGTGCCATCCAAGCGAAGGAGGCCGTCGAGGCTGTGCAGATCCTCGACGCATTGGCGGGCGAGCAGACCGCGGGCAAGCCGGAGAATCCCACGGCGGATACCGCACCGGAGCGGGCTACCGGCACATCAGAAAATGCACCGATGCCGACCTCGGAAGAGATCGGCAATCAACAGACGGCACAAAACAGCTCCCCCGCGCAGGGCGCCGATCATAGCCGCCAACGAGTAGGCGGAACGGTCGCCCCTCTGGGCGTTTCAGCCACGCAGGAGAGCAAGGTCAGTATAACGCCCGTCGGCGGAAAAAGCAAGAACGATCCGCTGACGCAGGGAAAGCGCGTGAGCCTTCTGCAATATGCCAACGAGGGCAATGCGGTGGAGATCTCCGAACGACTCAACCGCGGCGAGCTTGCGGTCGATGCAAACGGGGACCTCTACCGGCCAAAAGCGGAGGAGCACATCGACCAAAGAGACAGCAATACGGTCGGCGAGCGCCGGATCAATGCCTTTCAGTTCGACCATCCGGAGGTCCACTCTTTCTACAAAGAGGCTGCGGCCGATCTGATGGAGGAGCTGAATTACGCGGAAAAGGGCGGCGGGATCGTCAAGCTCAAAGAGCACGGTGCCGGAGACGACCAGTACATCCGCATGAAGCGGTCGGCAAGCGAGCGCATCGCAAAGCTGCTCGACGACGAGGACATCAGTTACGCGGACATCGAGCGGTCGATCTCTGCCATCATCAACGACAAGGGACAGGAGAATTTTGCCGCGGCGAAGCGCGTGGAGCTGATGCTGGACAATATGCTCTCGAACGGCTACCGCGATGTCCACGGCGGATACCATGAGCCGAACGCGGACTATCTGGAAGCCAAACAGGCGATCCCTGGTGCTTCGGAACCGACGTCAACCCATGAGGAGCTGCCGCTGTGGGACATCGAAGAAAAGAACGGAGGAACAACGCATGGTACAGAAATTAAGCCTGCCGAGCCTGCCAAAGAAGGCGGTGCCGATGCCGTGGGAGCGCAAAGCGATCTACACGGTGGAGACGGAGGACGGAGACCTTATGGCGATGGGGCCGGAGGAGCTGCGCAATTACGCCAACAGCCAAAGAGCGGGAGCATCGAGCGACTACACGAAAACGTCCGAAGAAATCGCGCAAGAACAGGCGGCGAACGCAGCAAGGAAAACGGAGCGCTGATTCAGGCGCGACAGGCCGCGGCGGCGCTTGAGCCGCTCGTCAGCTCGGCGGAGGTCGGCGTCTCGCTGGGAACCGACACGAAAATGCTGCACATCCTGCCGAGGAACGCATGGGACCAAGAGCTGCTGGATGTTGAGGCTGCCGCAAAGCAGGCCGGCATCAGCGAGGTCGTCATGGTGACGGGCCTGCTGCAAGTCAACGGCGGCGGCTCGCCGGTCAGCATCACAGGCGTCGCGGAGCGGGAAACGAACCGGATCGTCATGCGCGTGGACAGCCGAAAGAAAACCGCTTCGGAGCTGGGGCTGCATGAGATCGCACATTTTCGCTCAACGAGGGAAAATGTGGAAGCCTTTGCTGCGGCGGTGCAGGACTCGGGCGACGGCTGGCGCGATACCCTTGAGGAATACCGCGAAAGGTACAAAGGTGCCGCGAACAATTACGAAGGCATGACGCCGGAGGACGCAGACCTCTATGTGTGGGAAGAGATCATGGGCGATGCCTACGCCGGAATCGACTGCTTCGGCCAAACGGCGAGCCAGTACCACGCGGAAGCTGTGCGCGCCATCGACGGCGGGAGCGGCGCGATCCCTGCGCAGGAGGCGCAAAGGACCTCCTCTGCCATCCAGAAGGAGACCTCGGCGGCATCGGAGCGGAAAACAGGGCCTCCGGCACGCTTCAGCTATGCCGGAAGAAACGCCAACGGCGCGAACCTTGAAAGCCTGCGGGAAGCGCAGGAGATGCAGCAGG